CCTTCTTGCCTCTGTGAGCCTTTTTCGCTCACTGTCCATTCTTCCGTTCACATGTCCGATGAAATCTGCCATCATCCGCATTGTGTCCTTGCAGAACTCCTCATTGATGATATATTCTTCATGCGTATACTCATGGAGGAAGGCGTCAATACGCCTCCTCAACTCATTTTTATTTCTGATGTCCATTCCGCACCTCCTCGAATCTGTACTCCTGGTCTGCATCCGGGTATTTATTCCGGTCTGCCTTACCGGCAAACATTCCATAAGGTCTACTCCAGATAGCTCCGTCCTCGCATTTATAGACCACGTAGTATTGTCCTGGAGATTCCGTGTCCTGGCTGATCGCTATCACTTCAACGATTTTCCCTTTGAAATGTCTGTAGGTTTTTCCAACCTCCACACTTCGATCTTCTCTTACTGGGTATTTGTCGTGGAAATACTTCTCGCACTCCGCCAGATCACAATTTTCATAGTTCAACGGATTTTCATCTGTCCAGTCCAGTATATCAGCCTCTTTGACGTGTACATGCTGTCCGAACGTGTCATTCAAATGCCTCAATTCCTCCCATATCCATGCTGCTTCATTATCTCCACCCGGATCCACCAGGTAACCACTTATCTTGAAAATTTTTCCGTCCATAGTTCCCTACCTTTCTTGCAAATTCTCTCGATCGCACTTTCTTCTTTTACTCTTCCTGAGTGTTTTTTCTTCCATTCTCTCAGGTACTCCAACTGTTCCTGATCCTCTTTTTCTCTCTCAGTCATCCGACGCCTCCTCATTTTGTCTTGCCGAGATAATCTCTCACGTCAGTACCATCAAACATATACAAGAAATCCCCAAGTCCCTCGTTAAGTCTGTCGCATACTTCCTGGCACTTTTCTTCCTGGTCAAACAGTATCTCTCTTACCTTGTCACTAAGTGTTCTTATTGCTTCTTTTTTCTCCTCTTCTGTGGAGCTGTCACAAACTGTGCACGCATATCTTTCATAATACACATCATCCCCGTGTGAGCTTATTTCTTCTGTGTAGTGGGCTATTACCTCTCCGCATCTGTATCTGTCGGTAAACTCGCTTAGAACATACATCTTTGGGTAATAATAATACTTGCTCTTTGTTTTACACTCGCACTCGTCCTCTGCAATTCTTCCAGATGGTAGTCTCACTTCTATTGATCTGTTTGAATTACACTTGCAGCATTTCGGACCGTATACGAGTTCTCTACCGACTTTCCACTTTGCAACCTTATGGTCTTTCATCAATTCGGAAAGCCTCATTTTTTTGGCGTTGTACTCGGCATTACGAATAATCCGGTCGCACTCGTCTTTCTTTTTCTCGTAATCCCTTTTTACTTCCCCAAAATGTTCCTTGATGCCCTGGAGCTTTTCGTTTTCTGCTCTTAATCTGTTCATTTCTTCCAGAATTTCTGATTTTACTGAACTTTTGATGGCTTCTTTCAGGGCGTCTATCTGCTCCTGATACTCGCTTTCTTGGTAAAACTCCTCTTCTGGGTAATCGTAATACATACTATTTACACCTCTTTCTCATTTCTCTGCATATAGTTTCTATTGTATCTTCTGTAACGATAAGCCTTGTCCTACCGTCTATAGTTTCTGTTCTGCTATTTCGGATTAAGTTATCCTGCATATCGTCAATAGCAGCTCTATATCCTGTGTCGAATAAAAGTTTCTTTTTCCTTCTCCCTAGCGGATCTCCGTACTGGAAAATCATGCTATTTCCTCCTCACATTCTTCATTTTCAGGATATAATACTCTGTCCCTGGAACAGCTCCCCACTCTGGTTTTCCTTCTCCGACTGTCAATTTGCAGTCTGCCAGGAAGTACGGGGCATCCGGAGCATATCCATTCCGAAACTTCACGGTTCCGATATCCTGATCCACTATTGCAGCCAGGTTCCGGAACTCGGAAACGTTTGCCTGGTATTCCTGATTTTTCAGCACAGCGGCATTTCTGAATCTGGAATCATAGTACCGTTTCAATTCCCGGTACTCCTCTGTCTTTTCTCCGCTTAGGATCATATCAAAATACTTTTTTTCGATCGTCAATGTCAACAACTTTCCCACCTCCCTTCACTTGTGGTCTATTCGGTGCATACACCCAGATCATTACCAGAGTGCAGATCCAACACATAGCATACTGCCAGCGGCTGATCTCTCCGTCTACCAGGATCTGTATTCCCACGATGAACCAGGGAATACAGTTGAAATGCTTAAAAATCATACGTTTGATTCTTCTCATGTCATCTACCTCACATTTAACTGATTGCTAACTGTTCTTTATACAGTTTCTGGAATACATCACGCTCCGCTTTAGCTCGGATCAAATCTTTTTCCAGCTCTTTGATCCTCTCTTTGTCAAAAAGGCGTTCCGGTATCTGGATCGGAACTGGATCCGGCTCTTTGAACGCCTCCGCCCACTCTCTCACGTAGTCGGACATCTTCATATTTCCACCAAGTCCGATACTGACAGCAAGTGCCTTGTCAATCTGTTTCATTTCATCCATCGTGGCTTTTGCAAGATATTTTCCGATCCGCTTTTTATATACCGTCTCGATCTGCTCACATAACGCTATGGAAGGGATCGGACTGCTCTTGATCCTAACGTGTGTCGGCATCAGTTTTTTCTCCCTGGATGTCAGGTACACTACTTCCACGATCGGAGCGTGTTTGTTTCCAACGTCATTACTTACTATGATTCCAGGTCTTGCCCCCCCTGTTCGCTTCCGGAGCTTTCTCCCTCATTGATAAAAAAGATCTCTCCTCTGTGATACTCATTTTCTGTGTGCATACTATTGTCCTCCTATAAAATCCCATATTGTCAGCTGTCATTCCCGGAACTTCGGTTCCAAAATTGGCGATCCTAGGATTTCGTCCAGCTTTTTCCGACTTTCTCTCAAATATTTGACGTAATATTCCGGATCCTGGTATCTTCGCATTGCCACCAGATCGTCCCTCCGGATCGCATCTTCCATTCCCAGGACATAGCGTACTGGGTTCATGCACTGACTGGTTTCTTTGTCCAGGTCTCCGCTGAGCTTACTTCTTAGGTACTGGAAGTCCTGATTCTCTTTCAGAACCTCCAGTGCAGCTGTTGACCTGCTCCGAATCCCGTCCGGATCTGCCATATAATGGACGCTTACCTCAGCTGGGATTTCCAGGAAATACTCCTCCGGATAATTTTCCGGATCCAGCTCTGTCTCCACTTGCTTCCGGAAGTACATGACGTGACTCCTGCATAAATTCATGTTTACCCCATCCGACCAGAAGGGATCGGATCCACCGTGTACTCTCAGATCTTCATACCTCTTCCGGCTGTCCAGGATCTCTTTTCCTAACTGTTTACTCCGTTTCTTCTGATCCGGCGTTTTCATCGAATTTTTCATTGATTGCCTCCATGATCTTACCGATCCGAACCTCTCCGATCCCTTTTACGGATCTGATTGCCGCTTCAATATCCTTCACGTCCAGGGCATTTACAGAAGCTTTTCCGTCCTTCCATCCACTTTTATAAATATCGGTGCAAAAGTTCTCAAACTGCTGATGATCGTACTTTTTTACAGCCTTGTAAACTGCTCTGTTTACCAGGTATCTCTTATTCTGATTTTTCTTTGCCATAATCACACTGCCTCCACATATGTAACTGTATTTGTCTTGAATCCGTTCTCTTTGCAAAAGTCCCGGAATAGATCCGACAGCTCTTTGAGCGTTTTCACACTCTCGAACTGTGTTTCGTCCTCCATTCCATCGCTATTGATGAAGCCTATGTTGTACTTCTGGTTGTATCTGGAATAGCTTCCATTTGCCGCTCCTCCTACCGTCATGACGCCTGCACCTCAACTCCCAGTTCTTCGATAACTCTTCTCAGTGCATACTTTCCATTGGATGTGAGCTGTCTCTGCCATGCTCCCTGAGATGGAGCCCATCGGAAACCATTTGCTTTCAGAGTACTTCTGATCGTCTCATCTGGCTTTCCATCGAACACGATCTGTATTCGCATCAGTTCTGTATTCTCAATCACCTTGAAATCGCCATAATCCGCCTCAGAGGTGCCTTTCTCTTTTGTCTTTTTCAGTTCATCAACTCTCTGCTGGCATCTCTTGATATTTGCCAGATTGTTTTGCAAAGCCCAGCTCGGATATGGAGATCTGTCATACCCGAACTGATTCATGGATCCCTGGAGCTTCTGGAGCTGTTTTTCTGTCAGGAGATCGCATCCCTCCAGCGTATGGTGCTTGCGGTAATACTTGTTGATCTCCTTCATGTTTTCCTGAACTTCCCTCAAACTGTCAATTTTCTCCTCCAGGGCTTCAATAGCGTTTTCGTCATCACTCTTGATAACCTCTTTTGAGTACAGAAGGTTATTCAGTTTTCCTCGGATCGACTGGCAGTAATTGTAGAACTCATGGTTTTTATCCCAGGCTTTGACCTGTTTCTCTTTCTTCTTTACCGGAAAGTTTCCGGCTCCGGAGATCATCACAGACGGACACATGCAGCCGATTCTTGCCTCCTCGTTGAAATATTTTCCCAGGTTCTTTGCATATCTGGTTGCCAGCCTCCAGGCTCTTTCCCGGTATTCTTCTCCTCTTCTGGCAACCACTTCTTCCGCTAGATCATATACTTCGTTGACGTCCTCCTGGTATTCTTTGGTTCTGGATCCCAGCTGATACTCATTAAAAGACATCATATTCTGGGCTGTTCTGGCAGCCTCCTCATTGATTACTACAAATTCTCTCTCGCTCATGGTTTACTCCTCCTCAATCTCTTCTCTTACTTCGCATCTGATTTCCGGTTTTGACTCACGATTTAATCTGGAAAGACTCCATCCCTCAGACAAGTTACTCATGGAAATATAGCCATCCGGCGTGATGTAGATATTGGCTCCGTCCGTCTGGATCCCTCTTTCTTCTCCGAATTTTTTCAGAATATCAGTCACAATCTCCAGATGTGGAAAACATTCAGCGTACATCCGCTTGAACTCCTCCTTTTCTGCCTCTAGGCGTTCCATTTTTGACATTGTAATTTCCTGCATTTCTGCTTCCTCCTTATATTCTAGTGACACATGCCACCAATTATCTGTTAATTTGATATCTCTGATAATGGACTTCCGGATCTGTTCCATTGTTTTCATGCTTACGATCTCCCTGGAAGTAAATTCCAGTTTTTCGCTCAAGTCTCCGGTCATCATTTCGTAATGGATCTCTCGCTCGTCATCCGGATCGGACTTACAGAAGTCCAGGAACTTCCTGCCGATCCATTTCTTTAGATCTTCCACTCTCACTCCTCCTCGTAATCTTCGTACTCGATCCCGGCGATCTCGCAGATGCTTTCATAGTCGGAACCATTTTCGTACATGTTCCGGATCGTTTGCCCGTGGATCGTGCCATCCCACATCCGGATCATGTTTTCGATCGCCTCATTCAGTCTCTGATTGCTTCTGTCTGCCATTATTTCTCTACCTCCTCAATAATCTCTGATGCAAGCTCTTCGCCGTATTTTGTTGCCAGGAACATTCTTGCGTATCCCCATTCTTCCGGACTGTTGGACTTGTCAAACATTCCTGCTGCATCTCTCCGACACTGTTCTTCTGTCAGATCTCCACTGGCTACCGTCTCAATTCTCCTCCGGATCTCCTCCATGCGTCTCATTGCTTGCCGTCTTTCTTTGTCCAGATCCATCATAATGTTTGCAGCCTCCAGCATGCTCTTAATCAGTGGCATTCCTCCGGTTTCGTATAAAGTAGCGATCTGATCTTTTCCACCGACTTCGTTAATTGCCGGGTGCCAGGTGTATACTGTTTCAATGATCTCGTAATTCTGATCGGAGATCTCGCCTCCAACTCTTTCCTCGAATTCATGCTTCATCATAGCTTTTGTCCTCCTCTATAAAATGCAACTTTCGCCGCTAAAATCCACTACCTTTCTGCTCCATCCCCAGTTGGCTTTCTCTCGTTCTCTTATGTATTCCTGCTGGATCACAAGCTCTGCTATCGTTTGGTTGATAACCCATTCTCCAGCAACTTCCTTTGCTTCTTCCAAGATTCCGGTCGATACCAGGAGAAGAATGTTGTCTAGGGCTTTTACGTTGTCTCTGTATTTCTGTCTTGTCTCTCCGACTGTCACCGTGTTAAGTGTTTCTGGTTTCTTCATTGCCTTTACACCTCCTCAACTCTTTCGTAATCTTCCAGGATTGCAATCAGACTTGTTTTTCTTACTCTGAATTTCTGTTTTCTTCCAACTCTTGTTCCCATGTAGTTGATGACTGTTCTCTCCGGAAAGTCATGTTTTATGTACTGGATCATGTAATAATGGCCATCCCCGTGATGAACAACGTCTATATACTTGTGCTCATTCCTGATGTTCTGGAATGTGGCTTTCTCGGTTTTATTTGCTCTTGATCTCTTAATCATGTTTGTTTCCTCCTATTCCTCAACTTTCTTGATATAGATGTATCTCTCGCCGTTTTCATCCTCATAGATGCCGTTGTACATGTTCCAGACTTTATCAGCTCCAACCTCTGTGTAGTGCTGTCCCCCGAACATTACGTTGTCGTTCTCGTCAACGATGATGTAATTCTCTTTGCTGGCTGCTTCTTTTCTCAGTCTGTCGATCGTCAGGATCAGGCTCTGTTTTGAGGTTCCGTATAACTTCTTTCTGTCAGCTCCCAGTTCTACAGCCAGGTCTCTAAGTTCATTTGTGTTCATTCTTGATAAGCTCTTTTTCATATCTTTTTATCTCCATTTCCGTTCGTGTCGTTCATTTGTTTTCTGTTGATGCTTGAAGTATAACTCACTGTAGTGCGTTATGTCAAGGCGTGTTCTGCA